CCCAAACTTGGCCCGCCAATGCACCACGGAAGCATCGAAGGTGATGTCATCACCACCGAAAACCAGACCGCAGAACTCCATCTTGACGCCTTCCTCACGCTTCGGCTGCATTATCCACTGGCTCGGCACAAAACCAGTTGAGCGACGCCACGCACCCAGGGTGACGCTGTCATCCCCACTAACACACACAGGGGTGCGCTTGGGGCAATCGAGACTCGCACCAGTGAGAGCAGCATTACGAGCCGAGTTCAATATCCACGTCCATCGATCACCACTCTCCTGGCGAGGGGAGTGAGGCCCCAGATGGGAATGAGTGTTGAGACGATCATAGCGGAGAGCATCAATGTAAGACTGGGGAAAATGGCACAAATGCATCAGCCAAAGATCGAATTCAAGAAAAACGTGATCCACTCCCGAATCCCAGGCAGTGTAATCATTGCCAGTCATCACACCAGGGCGCCAGTGACGCCGATACCAAGAACTCACATCATCAGGGGAGGCACGGCAGTGCAAGTAAGTGGACGAGTATGCAAATTTCAGAACCTGGGTTTCCAGGTATAGAGCATACGGAGAATCCCGGAAAATGCGACCCAAATGAAAATCGGACACGGTCTGAGAGGGAAAGGCATCACTGCGCCACTTGGCCTTCTTCTTAATATACTGGCCCTTCGGGAAGAGCTTGACAAAATTATAGGGCATGTCAAGATCTTGTTTGTCCACACTCTGCTGCAAAGCTCTCTTGGTCCGCTTAGATGCCCAGCTTGCTAACTTAGCACGAGAACAGTGCTCCATGAGAGCAGGGTTGAAAGCCTCTGAATTCCAAGCATCAACATCAAAGAACTTCGCGAAACCCTTCTTCAAGCTAGCAAGGCGACGGCGGTCAGAGTGAGACAGCGTGCCAGAGTGGGGCCCCACACGAATACGCTTCTGCTGGCCAGCCAGGTCTGTGACGCGATCCGCCCGGGTATGGTGAAGTGCAGCCGGCGCTCCATCAGGGATGTGCTGAAAGCTAGCGGCCCCATCGGGGATGAACATCTCTCGAGCAACATCATCAGTAGGCTCCTCCACATCAAATGCCGGGTCGTGCGTGGCAGTCAAAACAGGGTCCGGAGGAAGCTGATAAGAGGTAGGAACAGCCGACAACAAAGCATCGCCAGGAAGAGCAGTGAGGTGGCGGACAGCATGGGCCACAGTGGTACCGTGGGAGTGAAGAGCTGAGTGACGAGAAAAGGCGGCACTCGGAGCCGAGACAGCCTTGCCAAGCACGGCCCGATGGGTCCGAGCAGTGTAGACATCCGAGGAAGACAAAGGGGAAGACAACCAGGACTCACGCACCCGAGCAGAGACATACGGCCGCCCTCCAACGACAGGGTCGGGAGCACCGAGACCAAGAGCTGCTGCAGCTGCAGGCGATAAGCACCGAGACATGTGCGAAAGGACAGCGGACTTGACAAGAGAATCAGGATCCTCCGCCACTGTGAGATGGGCCACGCGACGAGTAGAGGCCACTGTAAGCAGCGCGGCCAAAATCTGAC